CGCGAGCTGGTGACGCGAGCATCCGCGAGACCCCAGCGTGCTCGCCGGGTTGTGGGTATCCTGTTGGTATCCTGTGGATAACCTGTGGGTACCCGACGGGGGGAACTCGCTCGCGACCGATCCAATGATACCCGCTCATATTTTTACCCCAAAATATCCTGGGTCCACCAAGCGTCCACCAAGCGTCCACCAAGCGTCCACCAAGAGATCACCAACAGTCAGGCTGCCCGCAAGGCTAGCTTGAGGGACTTCAAGTGCCCCACAGCTGCCTGACGGTCCCGTGAGGAGACTTTGGGCAACTGCAGCTCTTCTCTAGTGAACTGCCGGTGACACGCCTGTCGACTGCCCTGAGTGGCTTGCGCGGATGCTCGCTTACGCTGCGCGGTGTGTTGCAGGTACTCAGCCATGCGAGCCCTGGACTTGAACAACACAGAGGGCGTCAGGTGGCGCTCCAGGTCTGTCCCTTTCCACTCTGCAACCTTGAGATCGATGACCTTCTTCAGCTCGTCCACTGAGTAACCCCAGCGTCGGACTCGCGTCTGTAGGAACCTAGCGAAGCTCTCAGCGTTGAACGATGCGCCAGTCTTGGCGTTCAGATGTTCGATCACCTCAAAGGCTGCTGCGAGTGTGGGCTCTTGGGCTTCCCCAGTTCCTTGTCGTTGGACGACAGCCCCCTCTGGGGGTAAGGGGGTCTTGATACTGGTCTCTTCCTCGTGAGTCTCTTCAGGGTGCACCAGGGGGAGCACTCCTTGCCGTGCATTTCGGGGTGCATCCTTCCTAGCTACAGAGGCTTGGCCTAGCAGGTCTGAGGAAGGTAGGGACAAGCGATACAGGTTGGAGCCCCTGCGATGCTGCACGGTGACCCAACCGAGCTGGGCAAGGCGGCTGATGACCTTGGAGATACGAGATAGGGAGGAGATGTTGCAGCGCCTGCCTAGCGTTGCCCTGGAGGGCCACACGTCCCAGTCATCACTGGAACCACGGAAGGAGAATAGAGCCCCAAGGACTCTGGTGTCTGTGCAGGTCAGGCGACGATCTTGAAGGACTTCGACGGGGAGAAGGACGAACACTGGGATGCGAGGCTCCACGCTGTTTCCATGGATTCCTCGGCAGAGAGCAGCCCTTTAACCGGGTGAGCGACCAGTGGTAGACTAGAAGTGGCCGGTGCTTTCTTGGTGCTGTTTCCACCGAGAGCTTTGCACGGACAGGTGTTGGTAGCACCTCCCGTGACGGCCCCTATCCTAGACCACTTCTCGCGTGGACGACAAGCCCTCCTACTGGTCACCAGAAGTTACCAGAAGTCTCCTCTGGTCTTCCCTAGAGTACTCTAGGCATACCCTTCCCTGATCCCACTTCCCTGACTCTACCCAGGATAGGACTCCAGGTCACTTCAAGTACCCTAGTGTATCCCCACATGGGAGGTCTTTATAAGGACTTGAAGTACCTGGAGTTTTCCTAAGAGGCTTCTAAGCAGGGTATGTGAGAGGGTTGGTCTTCCGTGACCAATGCGTCTCTTCTGGTAACCCTAAGCCTTGACCCAGAGTGGACCAGAAGTCTCGCTTGTATTCCCTAGGGCGTTGGCCATGAACTGCTCAAGCTCTTGCTCGAGTAGGTCGTTCCTATGTTGGGCTTGTCGTTCTTCAGCGTCCTGTGCCATCTGGTCGACCCAATAGCTGACCCCGATCGCTAGAGCGTCGAGCCTGTCGTCCTGAACGAGGGCACCTTTGTCCCTGGTGATCCTTGTCATCTGGTAGATCAGGCTGTACTGCTGTGCCTTCTCTCCTGCGTAGCCTTGGATGGTCTCGTAGTCACTCTGGATGACCTTGGGGTCAACGACCAGACGATGGGAGTTCATCACAGGCTCAAGGGTGTCGCAGATGCGCTTCTCCTTCTGCTGGCTGTGTCTGACTTCTTCGATCCCTGCTGGATACCCTGTCTGGCGAAGGACTGGCTGGATCAGCTGGGTGAACATGCCGTCACCAAAGTTGGCCTCGACGATCAGCATGTTGACCTTGTGGGTCTTGCTGATATTCGCCAGTCGCTGCAGGACAGCCTGGTCGTAGCCTCCTTGGAGCCCGCCAGCCTCAGGGACGTAGAGGAAGCCGTTGAGCATCTTGACCACTGCATACCCAGTCTCGTCCTTGCCTCGACCAGCAGGGTCAATCGCTAGGATCGCGCCGGTGTAGTCTTGCAGCTGGACGTTGCCCCGCTCGTCTCTTGCCACAGCCATGGGCCTGTGAAGGCGATCTCCAGCCATCGCTAGGTTCGGCAGGTCGTTGACCACCAGACTTGGATCACTGGCCCAAACGGTCTTGCTTGGGGCTTGGTCGACATCCACGTCGGCGATGATCAGGTCGGAGACCTTCAGCGGGTACTTCTCCATGTCACTCAGGCGAGTGTTCAGGAGGAACTGCAGGGCATACCCTGACTTGCCGTAGGAGGCCAGGCGTTCATCCAGATCGGCCTGGTCGAACCGCTGGGGGTCCACAGGCTCCCCTGTGTTCCCTTGGCCGGTCTCCATCTTGTCCACGAGGAAGGGGGCCAAGCGTTCACCGTAGACCACCAAGTCCTTGTTCCCAGGGTACTGGGCGGGCCACACGCGGACGTCGTAGCCTCGCTCGGGCAGAATGTTATAGAGCGACTGTTCACACTGGGGCGTGCCCAGATAGGTGATGTAGCCCTCTGGCTTGAGGACAGCATCGAACTCCTTGACGCGCTCGGCGAGCTTGTCGCGCATCACTTGGGTCTCGGAGTTCTTCGGTACCTCCACGTCGTCAGCGATGATCTCGTCAGCTCGGGAGCCAGTGAGCTGACCGAAGATACCGACGGACTTCACTGAGGGGCTGTGGCTCGCTCGGGCAGGCCCCACGTCGAACATGATGTTGGAGTCTCGGCAGCCCTTCTGAGGTTTCAGCGGGGCCAGGACGGGCACCTCGTTGATCAAACGCTTGGTGAAGGTTGAGAACTGGTCGGATCGGTCCTTGCTGGCAGAGACGACGAGGAAGTTCCCATGGGGGTTCAGGTAGAGCCGCCAGCACACATAGGCACTGGTGATCCACGATTTACCCACCCCTCGGAATGCCTCGATGATCTTCCTTCGAGGACCGTCTTGGAGATAGTCTGCGATGTCGTACTGAACTGGCGTAGGGTCAGGGAGGAGCAAGTGATCCCAGACCATCCAGAGGAAATTCTTGAAGAGCCTCAGCTGAGGCAACACTTGGTAATCCATAGCATCCTGGTGCTCGCTAGAGCTTAGCTATTGCTCGCCCTTGCGTATCCGCTTCTGGTGAAGCTGCAGGGCTGCGCTGTGGCTGCCTCACAGCTCCCCCAGCGGTTCCGTTGTGGCAACCCTAGGCTACCCTAGTGGGTCGCCCAGAGAACCGCTGAGAGAGGCTGTGAGAGCTTTTAGTTAAGGTAGGGGGACTCTTGAAGTTCCTCCTCGGGGAAGGGCATCTTCTTGATCAAGGTGTCCACTGGGGAGCCAGGTTTGATCTGGCCGACGGTGATCTCGTTGTCCTTGAGGAACTTGATGGCAGCTTGGAGATCGGCTGGCTTTGCCTCACCGGAACTGATCCGCGCTGTCAACTCTTTGGCAACGATCTCGTGCAGGACTTGGAGTGCCTCCTGCTGGGCCTTGTCATTCTGTGCCATCGACTGTCTCCTGTGGTTGTGTCCGGTTGTTGGGGCTGTTGTGGGATTGCTCGGAGTAGCTGTTCGGCGGCATGGGTACGACCCTGAGGAAATCCTTGGGGTCAAGCACTAGGCCGACGCTGGTGATGAACACAGAGACTGCGAGCGTGATGCCGATGATGTACGCGCGGTTGCGCTCGAGGTTGTCGACGCGCTTGTCGATCTCGTTGACCTTCTCTTCGTGGCGTTGCAGCCAGAGAAGCGCTGAGTCGAGCTTGGCTTCGACCCGACCCAAGAGCAGCACGAGGCCGGTCTTGTGGTCGTAGCCCTCGGACATCATCTCGCCACGCCTGTCGCTGTGGTGGGTGTCGTTGTAGCTGGGTCCACTCATTGGTGCGGTTAGGTTCCCATGTAGGCTAGGGTGAATTCGGACGACGGATCGTCATTCCAGAAGTTGAGGTCGACGTTGGCTTTGTTCTGGAAGAGCAGCAGTGTTCCAGCGTTCAACCAGCGGATGCCGGACGAGCGCGTGTTGACTGCGGTATCCACTGCATTCACCAGATAGCCCGCCAGTAGAACCTCGTTATTGGCCTTCACGATGGCAGCAAACTGGTTGGCGCTCATGCCCTTCGCTTTCGCGTTCTGGTTGGCGATCTGGAACTCCAACCACCACCATCCGGTCTTCTGAATCTGAACAGGTGTTGCGCCGTTGAATAGGGAGCCGCCGGGCTGGTCCTGGAAGTATTCGTTGATACCCTTCCCTTCGATGACGTTGAGGCCCGCCCATTGATTGGGCGTGACAACCATGAGCTGTCCCGAGCCGTTGCCGATATTGCATCGACCAAACCCACTCCGTAGATCGGGGATGTAGACCGGGGTCAAGCCCTGAACGGTGTCTGCATCCAGACCACTACCTGCCCCGTCATTGCCTGCCGTCCAGACCTTGTGGCCTTGGACCGTCATGCCATTCGAGTCCAGTACGGTATGGGCCGAGGTTGACCCACCTGTGACACTAACTAAGCGCAGCCCGTAATTGGCTGAATCGTTGGAGTTGTTGAGGATGGTCCAGCCATTCTGTTCATTGGCGCTCAAA